GACTTAGATCTTGGATCTAAATGTAAGTTCTGAGAAGGAATTTCTATATCAACTCCGCCACTAGCATAACCGTCTTTGTTTACTCCAACTGGTTTTGTTATTTTTGGATCCTTCATAATTTTCTCCTTGATTATTATATATATTAACTTCGAGGGCCTTTCAAGACATTTACGTCTCTAGCCTTCATAGCATCTGACGTTAATTTAACGTCTGCAGACATCATTGATTTTTCAATAGATGTATCAGCTCTTAATTGAGCTAAATCTTCATTTTGTTCAAGTTTTCTATCATTTAGATCTTTTGCTTGTACCATTTTAGCTCTATCAAGATTAATTCTAGCTTCATCTTCTTTTAGCTTACGTTCACCTTCCATAGCTTTTAAATCAACTTCTCTTTGTTTTAATTTAAGTAATGGATCGTGATCAAACTGAGAAGTAATGTTTTTTTCTTCCTTCATGAAGTCTTCCGTCATGTCCGCAATCAACAATGCTTTTCTAGCTTCTATCTTTTGAGATATCTGTTGTAGCTGTTGTTGTGCTTGTGGGTTTTGAACAGCTGCTTGTTGTAGTTGTGGTAACATCTGCATTTCTTGTGGAAACTCTAGTTGTACCTGTTCTTGTGCCATCAATGATATATGCTCCATAATATTTTTCTCTAACGCTGCAGTAATGCTAGGATTGTTTCTAACAAAATTACTAGCCATAAAATTTAAATGAGCAGTTATATGTGCTCTATGATCTTGACCTGGAAACGCTTGGAAAGGTTTTTGACCCATTGCATCAATGTGTTCGATTGCTGGATCTTTTGGTTGATTCGGTGGAGGAGGTGGTAAAACTTTATCAATATCTTTTATACCAATCGCCTCGTACATACCTCTGTAAGCAGCATACATATTATGCATCTGCGGATTAGAAGTTGCTAATCTTAATTGTTCTTGTGCAAGTGACACTCTCTGACTCATAGAAAATATATTAGGATCAGCTACTGGTAAAATGTCTACTCTTTGATCAAAGTCTGTTGCTTTAACATTTCTTGATGCACCAGGAACATCATAAGGATATTCTGGTGGTAAAGACTCACCAAATATTTTGGCAAGTAATTTAAATTCTTGTTTTAGACCTACGTACAGTCTTTTATGGATTGCTGACATCACTCTTGAACCACGTTCTAAAAGAGCCACGGTCGTACCAACAGCGGCCTGTTGATTCCCGTCCCCAACCTGCATGTCAGCAATGGACGCGAATCTTTGTCCTGCTTGAACTACAATTCCCATCAACTGTAATAAAGTTTGTGATGGTTCTTTGTAAGGTAAGAATACGAATGCATCTTTTAGATTACCACCTGGAGTGTCAACATCTTTAAATTCTCCTGGTTGTATATTTGCGGCATCATCTTTTACTCTGACACCTCTTTGCTTAAATCCTGCTGGTAGGTTTGATAATGTCCCTGCATCTAATAACTGACGGAGAGCCGCAGTTGCAGTACGACTCAATCCGCCAATCATATGAATTAATCCTAAGCCATAAAATCCTAGTCCTGGCAGAAATTTGAAGTGGACAAAATATTGGATTTTATTTTTCTTTGGATCATTGGGCGCAAAGTTTCGTCTAATAGACAAAACTCTCCTACTACCTTCTTCGATTGTAACGACGTAAGGTAATTTTATTCCCGTTGGCTCTCCGTCGGGGCCAAGGTCTTCGAAACCTTCTAAGTCTAGATTAACGTGGCATTCTAGAATTGTATACATGGATTCGGTTCTTTGGGATTTTGTAAGTCCTTCTACTTCTCTCTCTTTTTCTTCTAATTCATTTGTGTTTGCATCTGTTGGTTTTGTCAACTCGATGTCAGAATAGAATCCAGATACCATCTGTTTTCGTAACTCGTTTTCTGACATCTTGACAATGTGGATGACTGATTCTGCATCGTCTAATGAGGTAGCCGTATACGGAACAACAAGGTCATCTGCTGGAACAAACTTAGAAACTGCTCGTCCCAATAAATCATCATAGTAAACTTTTTTAAAAGTAGAACCTGATAGAGGTAGGTAGAATAACATTTGATCAAAGTCAGATTCATATTCTTTCATCTGATCCATGATCTGGTAGTTCATAAAATTTTTAACTCTTTGTGCTTGCATTTCTTTTTGTGGATCTGACTTACCCATCACCATTGTTCTAACGGGGCCATCTGCAGGCAATAATTCTTTGTAAGCTAGTGCTTGAAACTGAGTGACTGCTTCAGCTAGCACAGGGTGAGTTGCACCTGATGCTCCTTGGAAAGGTTCTGTTCTGTTTGTGTATTTAAATCCTAATAAGTCAAGACCGGTAATATATGCTCGCTCCCATTCTTTACGAGACATTTTATATTCCATGTAATCGGATTGTAACTGACTACCCATGGCATCAGTATCTTCTTCTGGAAGTAATTCGTTTAGGTTTGCAAAAAAATCACCTTCTTCAGGTAAAGGCATTGCGCTAGGGTCAAAATCAACTGTTGCCCCTTCTTCATCTTCTGTAACTTCGATTGGTCCTTTTAATTCTTCAATCTCCTCAACGTTAATTTCCTCTGCAACTTCTTCTTCTGGTCGTTTAACGTTTGGGAGAGACTTATCTATATCTGCCATATATTTTTCTCCTAGACTTTCTTAACTTGTTTTGGTGGTAATTTCAACCCCTGTGATAGCGGTCCTTTTTTAGGTGGTAGTGCCCACCATTTATAACCAGGATTAGCTTGCATCTTTTGTGATAAATTTGGTTTCTTTTTTGTTGGTTTATTTTTTATTGACATTTAAACTAGCTATGCCTCCTTCCATATATCTTGGATAACCGTAACTCATTATAGTACTTTGTTCACCTTTAGGCAAACTCATAAATTTTTCTCTAAATAGATCTTCATTTGGGTTATACATTTGTTCTAATTGAAATTTTGTATCTATTGCTTCTCTTCTTCTTCTGTCATCACCTCTTCCAGCTTGATACCATTTACCTGTTCCAGCATCTTGTAATTGATCTTGTTTAACTAGTAATTCTGCTTTTTTTGCAGCGTCAGCTCCTGCTGTAGCCGCATCAGATAATAAATAATCAGTCACTCTTTGCGGAGTTCCTGTTCTATTATAATCTTGTATGTCAGCTTGTATTTTATCTTTTTGAGCATCTAGTTGAAAAGCATTGTCAGGAAACATTTGAGTGCCATCTTGACTTGCCCTGTTATCTAGAATAGCTTGATCTACGTTTTGCAACTGATCATACAAACTAAAACCTTTTTGCATATCATCTAGATTAGTTTTAAAATTTAACATTTTACCTATTTCTTGATCACTAAAATCACGTAACCCACTAGGTCCTGTTTTTATATTTTTTAATCTTTTTATAAACTCTTCTTCAGAATCTATTTTAGTTTTATCACCTAATGCATAATTAAATACACTATCACCAACTGCTTCTCTAAACGATTTACCACTTGATAACATATCATAGCCCACGATTCCTGCTTCTGCTGCTGCAGTAAATGCTAAAGCTGCAGGACCAAACAAACCTCTAAGTGATACAGCGTCTTTTAAAAATTTACCTGATTTTAAAATGCCTCTTGCAAGAACTGCATCATCAGCATTTTTAAAACCATTCTTTAATCCGTTCTCTAATTTAGTTACACCTTTTTGTGCACACTTAGTTAAACTAGGGACACCTTCTGCAAATAAAATTCTACCACCTGCTGCTTTACCACAACCTAATCTTTCTAAATAACTAGCAACTGTTTTAACATTAAACTGATCACCTTTAGCATATTCTAAAGCCTTCTTTTCAATTCCTGCAAATTGTTTTGTAGGATCTGTAAAACCACCACCAACAACTTTACCATCAAAGTCTGTAATCTTAGCCCCATATTTTTTTAGTTGTGCAATTTCATCTGCATTTAATTTTCTTGCTGGAGTTTTATTAGTACCTCTTACAATCCGTTCAAGATTTTTAACGTTGTCATTAACTGCTCCAGTTAATAATTGTATATCTTTTGTTGCCGCTGCACGTGCAATATTTGTTCCTGCACCTACCCCACCTCCGTGGTGTAAAACAATTTGTCTTTCAAGTAATTTCATAGGAGCGATATCTGAAATATTTTTATAATATCTTTCATGACTTAAAATATCATTTAATGTAAGAACGCTTTTATCTCCCATTAATTTAGTGATACCTTTGTCGTCTAATATTTTTTGAAGAAGTTTACTAGGATCATCTATCTGTGCTCCTTTTGCTATGTTTAAAAATTTTTGAATTCTTTTATAATCTCCATGACCTGTCCAAGGTGTAGCATCTTCAGGTGTATTTTTTTTTAAACCATAATAAGTTTTATTACCGCCTGATGCAGTGGTATCTGTAAAACCTATTATAATACCATTTTTCTTAATTGGTTTATAAGTTAAATCTTTAAATTTTACACCTTTTTTAATTTCATTTTTATAAAGTCTATTCATAGCATTCATCATCCAACCTGATGGTTTTGCTGAATCTGCAGCTATTGTATATTTTTGAGGTCCATCTATTTTTCTTTTAATTCTTTCAGCCAAATTTGGATTTTGATTAATATTTATTCCAAACTTTTGTTTTTTAAAATCCCATTCTTTTTGTCCTGGTGGTAATTCAAAGTTATCTGTTACTATTTTTTGTTCAAGTTCAGTTAAACGGTCTGCAGTGTCTATTTTAAAAATAGAATATTTTTCATCGTTTTGTAAAATACTGTTTAAAACTGATTTATATTTTGCTTTATCTCTGCTATCTTTAAAAGTTATATCTTTTGTAATTTCTTCAAAAGAAGGACTTGTATTATTTAATTCAATAAATGTGTTTAAACTATTTCTTAAAATATCTCCTCTACTACCTTTTTTAACCATACCTGTTTTTTTACGAGGATTATTTTCTTTAGCTTTTTTTATCACTTTTCTTGCATCTGTTATTTTATTAAAACTTCCTAAAGATTCTCCTTTATAACTTACGTCATATTTTCCTGATCTAAGTCGAATATTAGATTCTACTGTTTTACCATAATCACGTTCTCCACTATACCCGGGCCGTGATCCGTCAGCATTGGGTTGTACTAACTGGCCTTCAGAATACATGTTCCGTGGTCCTTGGACCATGGCTCTTGCTTTTGTTTCCGTGTCTATTCTATTTGGAGCGTAGGCTATGACTTGACTAAGTATGTCGTCCATTATTCCCCTAACATGGTTTGAATGCCACCAGATGCATTAGGTTTACGAATCATTTCTTCAGTAACATCTAAAGTGTCTAGTTTTTGAGCATTATCTAATTTTTTCATTGCTTCTAATTTGCCTTTGTAATCTCTACCACTACCTAGTCTAATTAGCTGGCCCTGCATGTCGCCAAGACCATACTTTCCTTGGCCAGCAGCATCAACTGCATCACCTTTTATAAACGCTTGTATTTCTTTTTTACTCATGTGGGGTAAGAAATTTTGCATATACTCAACTAATCCTGATTTGTCTCTGTTTCTAAACATCTCTACAACTTCTAACATTCCTTTGTGCAATTCAGGATCTCTTGATTTCATAACATCAAGACTGCCTTTACCAAATATTTTTTCTATAAATTTTTTACCTGAACCACCAACTCTAAAACCAATACGACCGCCGTCTGCTTTACCAAACTCGGCTATTGTATCTTCGAACATGGTTCCTTCTTTAATAACATCATCGGAAATAGTAAATGACTCATCCACGATATCTCCTGCATTTCCTCTATCACTTCTTAATAAAGCAGTGCCTTCTTCATACTCAGGTTTTGTTTTAATAATTTTAGTTTTACCTTTAGCAGTTTGTTGAAATACTTCTTCACCTGGTGAATAACTCATATAAGTTTCTTCCGTTAATGGTTGGC